TTAAATTATTTAATTCATCAATAAGTCGTGAGGTCATTTCATATGGTAATAAATATTCACGTCTATCATAGGGCGTCATACGTTGACCTTTTTTTGTTTGCATAAGTTTATCTTTTACTATGCGTTCATGTGCTAATAAAGCAACAGTACCATTATTTATTTGTGCGAAAAAATTAGCATGAATTGCGTCATCATTAGAAGAACCCGCTTTTATATCATAAATAATAGCATTAAAAAGTGGTAAAGGCTCTTCAGACGGATTTTTTCGCTCTGGAGGTAAATGGTGATCGTTATTAAAGACGTAGTAGGCAGGGAATTGTTCTCCCGTCTTTGCGTCAAATGATGGAACTGCCATCGCGTCAAGTAAGCCGATGCCGGGTCCATTTCCATCGATGATAACCTCTTTTGGATTATAAAGCTGAATGAGCTTTTTAATTCTAGGGGCTTGGTCTGTAATATAATTAGCCCCGTGTATAATTTCCGTATATACGATATTCTTTTTGAAGCTGTCACGTTGTGGCAGTATTTTTCCGACCATGATTGCGGTATTAGCAGAATATCTGGCGACGTCAACTCCAATAAAATACATAGTATCTGGATTGGCATGATATTCTGGTGCCTCTCTCTCGCATTTAAGTAAAGTGCGGCGTCTACTAATGCGTTTAGAATCTAACCATGCATCAGGACTATTGCCGCTCCAAATACTTAAATTTTCACGAGCAAACGAATCATCGGCAACAGTAGAAGAATTTCGTTGATCAAGTAATATTTGTTTATTAAGTACCCCATATTTAAGTGGTACTTCATAGCTTATACCCCAAACAAAATATTCATTTGGTAAAAGCACTGCATTAACCGTACATTCTATAAGTTTTTGGTACATAAATACAGTACGTTCGCGTGCAGTTGTTATAAAAGTTTGAGAAGAAATTGGTTCTTCTTCATTAAATGAGCCATCTATTTCTCTACGCGCAACATTGAGTTGCGGTACAAGTACTTCGTTATAACTTATCTCGTCTACTAAGGCTGCTTCTTCTACTAATAAATTAGTAGCGCGCAAACCACGACTTGTGTCTTTTGCTTCTACACTAAGCATACTACCATTTTTAAAGTGTAATTCATAATAACTATTACTTGATTTTTGCCCAACTTGCCCGTCCTCTTCTCTAGTTTTTAATTCTTTACGTAGCATTGGCCAATGATGAAAAAATTCTTCAAATTTAGCTTTAGCAATTTTAATTACTGTACCTTTAACATCTGAAGCAATAATAATAGTAGAATTAGGTAGTAGCATACATTTTAGAAAAGCACTTAAATAAGCGCAAAAAGATTTAGAGGTTGCTCTAGTTGCAGTCCAAAAATGATATCTATAACGCATACTCGCACGTAAAGCAATACGTTGATATGGCTGTAAATGCCAATGTTTAGCGTCTTCTGGATCTTGAATTTCGTCCAATACATTTATGTTTAGCAAAGGTCGTTAATCTTTGCCCATAGGGCTCATATTTTCGTATGAGATCAGACTATCTTATCATCTATAAAGATGTTTTCTCTTTCGCTTCACTTGAAGCTACGTCTAAAAGACTAGTCGTTGAGCTTAATAATGGTAATAAATATGAATCAATATTATTATAATCAGTATAAGGAATTATGATTAATTTAATATTTTTGTCTTTAGCATATTTTTCTTTTATTCTATCATGCTCTAACTGTATTTTAAATTTTTCTTCTCCACCAAAAATATTAACTGGTCTATAATGTTGTTCTCCTTGATATTCAATTAAACAATTATATTTAGGTAAATAAAAATCATAAGAACAATAATTTATTTCTTTTACAACATATTGATATTTATATTCAATATTATTCTTTTTTAAAAAATTTTCAATTTTTATTTCCCCTTTAGATATTGTCTTAAAACATTTCGGGCATCCTTTAGATTTTAAAAAATTTTCCCCTTTTTGAGAAAAAACATATCCGCAAGAGTGTTGTAATTTAATACTTTTTGTAATACCTTTATAATCTAATATTTTATAATCTAAATATCCTCTTTCTTTCATTTCTTTTTCATAATCCTCTTTTGGCATTGGCGCGCCATTATCCCCACAAAATGGACAGATAGTCTGTTCTTTTTTATTATATAAATTACTTGCTGTTTTTTTAAAATTTCTATTACAATTATGACAATAAAGTTCTATTGGCACAGTTACAGAATTATTCCACGGTTTAAAAAAATCAAATTGCTGCGATTTTTTTATAAAATCAAGAATCCAATCTCTTATTTTACTATTGCGAGAACTGTAACATTTTTGACACAATGTTTTATTTTCATACATATGATTTGCACGAGTTTTTTCATAAATTTTCCCGCAATCTAAGCATTGATATTTTATATATTTATATGTGCCATTAAATTCTAAAACTTTAATATGATTTTGTGGAAAGCGCCTCATTAATTCTTGTTCAAAAGTTTCTAAAGTATACTCAAATTTTTTCATATTTATCCTCCTTATTAAGTCGCTGATTACCCATTTACATTTTTACGATTTTCACCTTAAAAATATCTCATTTATTTTTTCTGCTTTCGCACCATTCCAATAATCAGAGGAATTATTAGTGTGGTCAATGAGCTTTAGGGCTTCCCAGCTTTTAAGAAAATGTTTCACAGCTTTTACCACTGTGCTGCAATTGTTCACAGATCAGGCGCGATTAACCATAAATTTAAATAATTAGTAAAGAGTTGTTGATTTGCATCTAAATATTGAGAAGTAAGTGTTACACCTTTTTCAATCGGAGTCCCATCGCGAATTACCATCAAAATCCTCCATTAATTCATTTTCACCTTCATACTCAATATTTGCAGTTTCATCAAATTCAACTTCTTCATTTTCAATTGTTTCAAGACGATCATTTAAATTATAGTAAGCGCGCTTAGATTCTACTTGTTCAGAAAAGTTTCCTTCATTTTTTACTAAACGTTGTAAATAATTTTGCATATTTTCCATTAAGAAATCAATGGAATCATGTGGCTCTTGATGCCATTTTGGATGCCAGCCTCTTTTACCGTAATATGTCATAAGTTCACCTATACTTTCAAAGCCAGCAGCATTTTTAGCATTAGAAGCTTCAAATTTGGCAATTTTAATTATATTGTCGCGCGCGTCCATGTCTTTTTTTATATCTAGGCCTTCGCGCAAGCCTTTTTTTATACGCAACTCAATTTCACATAAATCGCGCGCATAATGTTGCAATATAGGCGTAGAAACATTTTGTGTTGCGACAATTTGATTATAATAGTCTTCTAAAAATAAAAGTTCTTCTTCAGTGTAGGCAGCAGACCACACTTTTTTTAATTTGCGCGCCTTCGCGTCTGATAGGGCCGCAATTTCCTCATCAATCGTACCTTCTTCGCGTGCTAAACGCCATCGTTCCGTTTCATCATGCCAAGACGTCTTATCATAAGAATCATCAGCCAGCATGTTAAAATAGGCACTAAGCGTATGTTCTTTATGTATCGCATATAATGAAGTCCATTTATCAATATTGAAGGGTAAATCCAAATATTGGCAAACCTTATCAACTTCATCTAAATTAGTTGGGTCTGTTATGGCTTCAAGACATGAAGTGCAAAATAAAGAACGATGTGCGGGAAAAAATTTTGAAGGCGTATACTGAAAATTATATATTGGTTTTTCCTGCTTACATTTTATGCAACGTCGTGTCTTTAAATCTTTGGTCATATTTCGTTTGTTCCCCCTTTTCTATGCGGCGTTGTCGCTCGCATTCTTTGCAATTGGATGCAAAGCCGTCTTTGTGGCTACGATTAATACCAAAAAATAGTGTGTCCTTCGGTAGCCATTGTTTGCATCTAAAGCATTGCTTACAATTTGAGTGTGGGGTTTCTATTAATAATTTATGGCGTTTTGCGCTAAGGGAAATTTGTTTTACAATTTCTTTAGTAATAATGGTGCTTAAATGGTCTTCATTATATTGGAGGCCAAATTTTTCATGTACTTCGCGCGCAATTTCTGGAGGCTTCGCGCGATCAATACGTCTTGTTAAAATATATTCGCGCACAGGGGAGAAGTTAGCTAATGTGGCATAATAATCAAAATCAAAAATTAATGCGCGGCCCCAGCTATACAATTTATCCCAATCTTGCATATATATGGCGCTATAATTATTTAAAAGTGCTCTTACATGGTCGGTATTTTCCCAGTCAAATTTTTGATGCCTTACTACCCATTTAATCATAAATTTTCCATTTATAAAATGCGTTTCATAGTCGCGCAAATTGTGAGATACAAAAGGATTACGATTTTTTGCTAAATTGCGGCGCCATTGCGCAAAGGAAAGCCAATAGAATGAATCGGCGTCGAAATTTGTAGATTGGGGTTGTGGCGGTTTTATATTTAAAAAATATAGGTGTGGTTTATATGAATCTCTCAAATAGTATTGATGGCGCCGCATATCAATTAGTTGGTGTTTAAGTTGATATAAACGATAAGGATTGTCAATTATTGACATTGTTTCGGGGTCAAGGGGTATTTTTTGTTCGTTCGCGGCCACAACTTTTTCCAAGTAGGCGATGCGATCCCAAAGTTCTTGCATACCAGGTATATCGCCATCTCCAATATCAATAAGGTTGCCCGCCTTATCATATTTCGGCATTTCAATTTCGCGCACTTTTTTCATATAAATGTTGCGCTTATCATAGGGTTTTAAATCTTGTTGGTCGGCCATTGGATTTTCTAATAGCGCGTCAAGTGATTGAGCTTTGTCTGCGGTACGTTTAAATGTTGAATAACGTTTATCGGAATCGGTTGTTTCGCCACGTTGTATAGCATTTTTGCCTTCTTCATCCTTGCCATAAAGAATATATGAGGCCATTTGCTCCAATTCAGAATTGGTGGGGTTTTTGTCAAGTGTGTCTAATATATCTTTAACAGCGGCTAAACGGTCGATGTCGCGTTCAATTGAATAATCGAGTGAGTATTGTTTTTTCATTTACATTCCTTCTTTGTTTACAACTTCCTTCTGTATATATTATAACATGACGGGGTTGAGTATGTCAAGTGTTTGAGGTTTTATTTAGTTCCTCTTCTAGCCGAGGGAGTTTATTTTTTACCTTGTGAGGGGATGGGTGGAGGCCGGCCTGATTTCCTGGCCGGCCGCACCATAATTCCCGATTATACCCCCGGGTCATTTCATAAATAATTTTTATGGAAAAAAATCTCAAAATGGCAAAAAAAGCTATTGACAAAAGCCCGCCGACCTGCTATAATTCTATACGTCGGGCGGGGGAAACGGCATTCCCCGACCGGGCTGGAAAGAGTCGGATGCCGGGGATGCAGATAAGCGCATCCAGCACCTTAAAAACTGAAAAGCCTTCAAAACCAATTCTCATAATGAAAAATACCACCGTCATGGATTGCAGGTTATAGAGCATGAAATGCAAGGTTCGGAAAAGGGGAAAAGGTTAAAAAGGTTTAACGCCTTGACAGGCGGGAAAAAATGTCACGACTTTGCACATTAGTTTTGAAGGTTTGTCTCAAAACTTTCTGTCACATTTGTAACAATTCCGACATACATGAAGGGAGCGTTAAATCATGAAAATTATCGGTGAGATGAAGTGGGTCAAGGGTTTTGTGCTGGATCAGCGCAAAACCGCGGTTAATCCGATTGATGCCGCTTTTGAGTACGTCAACCAGCCCGTTAACGAAAAGTTTACGGAGCGCGTATTCGTGTTTCCTGTCACCACCAAGGGCCAGCGTGGCCGCCTTGCTAAGGGCCAGACCGCTCGCAATAACGGCCACCTGCTGGTTGCCGTGTACTCCATCAAGCAGGTCAATGATGGCTTGCGCAAGTTGGCGAAGGGTCAGCGTTGTGCCTTCGGCATTGATAATAATATTGTCAAGTTGATGCGCACTGACTTGGACACCGTTCGCAAAACGTTCGGTGAGCCCGTCATCACCTTCGACACCGGCATGACTAAGCGCGCCGACATCGGCGAAGCGAGCAAAGCGCTTTACAATAGCAACGCTCGTCAATGGGAGCTGGTTGCTTGTGAAGCTATCCGTAACAACCCTGATTGTGACGGTTGCCGTCACACCGGCGACCTCCGCTCTGGCAAGGGCGGCGACCTGATTCAGTCTATGGATTGCGTCATTGACACATCCATCCCCCTGGACTTCTGGACCAAGTAATGGAAGGGGCGCGAGCCCCTTCCCTTCCCTAACAACCATAATATAGAGGAGGATTTACTTATGAAGTATGTTGTCATTCTCGTTAAGCCGAACCCCAAAGATAATTACCCTCTTGCCATCATCGATGGCGGTGTTGGCGGCATGGCTGAGGCCATGGACATGGCTATCCGTTTCAAGCGGCGCTTTGCCGCGTATGGCCATAGCTTCAAGGCCAAGGTTGCTATCAAGCGCAAGCTGTACTGATAAGCAGGGGCGCAAGCCCCTGCATCATTCAACCAAATAAGAGGAGGTTAACATTATGTTTACCCACGATCCCCGTGAAATTAACGGCATCATTGTTATGCTGTTGGCCGTGAATGTCGTAGCAAACCGCACGACCTACCTTGCAAGGGGTCCCTTGCACGACTACTTCATCGTTAAACGTTCGACGCGGTGTTTCGACGTCGAAAGCTATGACGATGACTTCATCGATGAAGCGTCCACGCTTGAAGAAGCGTGTCAAATCATCATGGAGTGCGAAGAGGGCCGGGTTCCGTGGTAATGGGAAGGGCGCCAGCCCTTCCCTTCGTTGAGAAGGGAGTAATTAACATGAAGTTAATCAAAATGCGGATTGTTGATTCCGCAGACTTTGAACAGGCTTTACACGCTTGTGTAAAGGCTTTTGGTTGTATCGCCCAGCGCAAGCGCGTAAACATTTGGTTTGCATGCTTTGAAGATGGCGACGACCTCATCATTCGTGATGAGTTAATCGCCGTCGGTTCAAAGTATGCAGGAAGGTGGCGGCTGTAAGCCGCCACCTTTTTTATGTCTTTATGTTAGTTGCAACTAACATACTTAACGAAAATTTAATATATTAAATTTTCGTTAAAATTGTTAGTCATAACTAATACGCTTAATGAAAATTTAATGTGTTAAATCTTTATTAAGACAAAAGTCAAAGTCAGTCAAAGTCAAATGTTAACTGACTGTAAATTAGAAGTTCCGGGCAGTCTAATTCACGCAATCTTAACTTGACTTCTGCCGCCCGATATGGTATACTATTCTATGATGGGAATCCGGGATGCGGACGCGCATCCAGCCCACTTCGCGTATTAAAAGCCCGTTAAATCGGGAGGATTTCTTCATGCCTCGGCTCCGGGTTGAATTTCAACCCGGCAAGCTGGAACTGAAACACGCGGGCAAGCTGGAAACGTTTTCCCCGAAACCCGAAACCTTTTACGGCAAGCTGGAAGCTGCGAGGCGAACAGCAAGGCGAGCTGCCCATACTTAACATAAACTTAACACAACGGCAAGCTGCAAGCTGCGAATTTTAACATTCTTTTAACGGAAAAGCGAGCTGAAAAATTTTTATAAAATTTCATTTTCAAATTAAAAAATTTTTTTAGAAATAAAAAACAAAAATAAAAATCCCATAATAAAACTATATAATAATTTTTTAATATATTATTCTAACAAATTTCAAATTCAAATTTATTTATAACAATTATAAAGAAAAATAATAATGAAAATCCCAATATATAAAAAATTCCCAATAGATAATAAATCTATTGGGAATTTCATTTTAAGACTATGTAAATTAAACTATCCGGCGAGTCTAATTAAAATTCCCTTTACCTAAACAGGCAAGGGAGAATAAACACAACAAACAAAAAGCATAATCCCATTACAAATTCAAAACTAAAAGAAAACATTTTCTTAAAAAATATTTCAATGTCCCGAAACGTAAGACGATAGAACCATAATTTCACTTTGTAAACAATAGATTGACGCCGCCGAAAATTTTTACGCATTATTCCCGAAACCCCTCTCAATCATTTTACATGTATATTATATCATAGAATATAATAAAAGTCAAAGACTTTAATTATATTTTCATTTGACAAAATTAAGTTTTAATTTCATTTTTAAGTCAAAATCCTATAAGTAAAGTGAATGTTAATTAGATTATCCGGTAACTGTAGTTAACAACAATTTCAAAATAAAACCGTATGTTAAACATACGGCGCGAAAATGTCTTCAAGTTCCTTAATCTCATGTGGGTAATACCACACATTGATGACAAGGCATTCGGGAAGAGGTGAGATAAAAAGTTCCTCACATTCATAGTCGAATCCATAGTCATCCAGCAACTCAAGCAACCCGTCCAAAGAAGAATTGATAGCAACGATGTAACCCTTCTTATTCATTTCAAAACCCTCAACTTTCTTAATTTCTGAAGATATTATACCAAATAAATCCCGAAATGTCAAGTTAAGAATATGAAAATTAAACTATCCGGATACTCTAATTTACAAAAACATAACTTGACTCCCGAAACCTTATGTGATATAATATATACATCAAATGAAAGAGAGGTAATCCAAATGTATAAATTCGTTATTCGTTGTGTCAACGGTTTTCAGGGACTTGGCTACTATAACACCCACAAAGAAGCACTTGAGGCCGCGATAAATCGCACAAACTACACTGGTATTCCGTGGTTTGTTGACGCGGTGAAAGTTAGGTAACTAACTTTCACCATATTTTCATTTTACATCTATGTTAATTAAACCTCCCGGAAATTCTATTTTACAATCCTTTAACTTGACATATCCGCAACGGCATGATATAATATGAATATCAAATGAAGGAGGTAATCCCTATGAAAACCATCAAAGTCGTCGCCGCTATCCTCACCCTCATCGGTATTCTCTTCGGTTTTGCCGCGTGCGCGTGGGCAGAACAGTATCCCGCAACTTTCATCGTTGAGCGCATCAACTATAATAATGATATAGTTGTGTTTACTGACTTCAATACCGGAGAACAATGGCTATGGCAAGGTGTTGAAGACTGGCACCCCGCGGATGTCGCCGCTATAATCATGAACGACATGAACACACCAGACAATATTTTTGATGATACAATCATAAAAGCGTATTATCAATTTAACATGAATGACTACCTTGGTTATAACGTAGTGTGGGATTAACCCACACTATTTCTTTAAGCATATGTTAATTAGACCGCACGGCAATTTCAATTTACACAATATAAATATATTGCAATTTTATTTCAAAATGACTATCCCAAAACAACATATTAAATTTATATTAAATCCCTAAAACTACTTGACAATTTCAATTTGATTTGGTATAATATATCCGTAAACGAAACCAGTTAACAACAACCCGAATTTCAGATTGGAGGGCATCACATGTATTCCATTACGTACCGGCGCTACGGTCTCCCGCAAGTCGATTTGAGTTTCAATACCGAAACTTCCCTTTTTAATTACGTCAATACGTGGATAAATGGGGATGAAGATTATATCTCCTATTTCCACAACGGCATCGAATACGACCCGCCGTGGACGCGCTAAGCGTCCACTTTATTATGTCAATGTTAATTAGAGTATACGGATATTCTAATTAACGCATGTTTAACCACAACATGGTTACTTCTTAACATTAAAAATGGTATAATAGGGTATCAAATGAAGGAGGGAAACCCCATGAAAAGCATCTTTGTTATATATGACACCGGTATCTGCGAAACTGTTCGCGCGTGCACCACGATGGAAAAGGCCATTGCCGTGGCAATCCGGCGCCTCATCTTTTTCGAGCATGACTGCCTATCTTTCAACTACAGCGAAACTTACACGGTTATTGAGTACAGAGACCATGAGACAGAAACAATGCAATCGTTGGTGATTTCCGAAACCACGTTCGACGAAGAGGAGTAATCCTCTTCTTTTTTTAAGGCAATGTTAATTAGACTAACCGTATATTCTAATTTTCTATTTTTTAACTTGACAAATCATCAATGTATTAAATTTACACTATCTCAATCTAAAATCAACCAAAACTACCTTTTACTTTTTTTCAATATGTGGTATCATATTATTGAACTTAAAGAGAGGAGCAAAAATCATGAAATATACTATCATTGATTACAAAGACCGCTATGAGGCTTTCGCCAACACCAAGGGACAGGCGATGGCAAATGCCATCAATCATTGCGTGGCCGAAGGTCTGACGGTTGCACATGTCCAATATAATGGTGGAACTACCATTATATGGTATATCGACCCCGATGATGAAGGGATGTATACTATCTATATTGAAGAAAACGCTTAAAGCGTTTTCTTTTTTTATATTTCTGTTAATTAGACTATACGGTAACTCTAATTAACCATTGTTTAACTTGACATTCGCGGCTTTATCGTGTATAATATAGGTACAAAGTTAAGGGAGGTAACCACCATGAGAAAAGAACTCGCGCCCCGTTGGGAAGAAGTCAGCATCAAGCGTAGGATAGAGGTATACGAAGCATACCTCGCGCAGGAAGACAACGACTTTGGCTTTGGCCTCATGTCCTTTGAAGAGTTTAATGAAGCATGCCGCTTCAGCACCTTCAAGTACATTAAATCTCTGTACATGGGCGCGTGAGCGCCCTTCTTCTTTATAGAAATGTTAATTAAAACGCACGGATAATCTAATTACGCGAAACTTAACAATAAAAAGTATTGACAAATAGCGTTGCGTATGTTATAATATATACATCAAATGAAGGAGGTAATCAATATGAAGATGGTTGGAAATCGGGATCACTATTACACTTGGGATGAGCGCACGATGCCGGATGGCAAGTACCATGTGGGCGAAGGCGGCAGGTGGGGATGGCGCCTTGGAAAAGGCTTCAAAACCCTTGCAGGCGCGCGGCGGTGGGCCGTCAAGATGGCGGGGACCGACACCTACGAAGAATAAGAAGGCGAAAGCCTTCTTTTTTAAGTACGCGTTAATTAAACTATCCGTGAGGTCTAATTACATGAATCTTAACAATAAAAACTATTGACAAATTTAATACCATATGGTATAATAAGTATAACGAAATGAAAGAGAGAGGGAATCAAAATGAAATTCAATCCTTGGAATAATGCGATTTTGGTTGCGACCGGTTGCGCGCTCGCCTATGTAATCATCACCATCGGAATTTGCCTGCTAATTTAACAGGCAAATTTTTATTTTAAGACAGTGTTAATTAGACTCACCGGTTACTCTAATTAACTATATTTTTACACTTAAAACTATTGCTTTTTATTCAAAAATGGGGTATAATATACCTGTCAGCAAGGGAAACAGCATAAAAACAAGTGTTAAGAGGAGGTTAAATTCATGAAGCAGTTTACCATCATCTGGGTTCGTCAGGCATTTTTCGGTCAGGGTTTCTACAAGAGCACCGAACAGGTGCTTGGAGCTAAGGCAGCCCTGCGGGTACTCAAAAACATCCGTAGTGGAAAAAATCCCGCCATCACGTTTTGGGTCACTTGCGAGTGACCCAAACTATTTGTTATGTAAAAGTTAATTAGAAGTCACGGGAAGTCTAATTAACTACATTTTTACATTATTACCTATTGACATTCCTGGCGAAATATGTTATACTATTCACGTACTCAAGGGAACGACATTTAAGGAGGCGTCATCTATGACCATCATTCGCACCAGCGACGGTTTCATCCTCAGCGGCAACTACACCATTATCGTCCGTCTCACCACGTTTGACGGCAAGCCTGCCGTTGCCTATCGTGAGCCTGATGAACCGTGTTATTGCTATATGGTTCCTACCAAAAACCGCCGCAGCCTTGCGTATTACGCTTATGACGTTCTTCGCCACTCGGCGCGATGGAATCCAGAGAAATGGGACGAATAGTCCCATTCTTTTTTATGTATATGTTAATTAGACTCACCGGAAAGTCTAATATACACAAAATTAACTTGACAAACATTGACAGATATGGTATAATAAGATGATGGGAATCCAGAGCCTTAAAACGCGCAAAAGTTAAGAATGTGTTAAGAAATTAACACAAGTCGCGGTTTAATTAACACAATCTTAACTTGACAAGCTGGAGCTTATAGTGTATAATATAGGTACAAACAAGAGAGGAGCTGGAATACATGATTAACATTCGTACTATTCGTAAACTCACAAACAACGATGGACTTACCCTCAAAAAGGGTAAAATCATCACCTACAAGACTGGATGGCAGGTCGCCACTGAAGGCATCGAAACACGCGACGCTCGCGAAGCCATCAACGCGGTT